TGCGGTCATTGTTGAAAAACAATTATTGACTGAATGATGAAATCTGGATCCAAAGAAACGGTAAAAATAGTATCTTTGGATCCAGTTCGTCGTGGTGATTGGGTATTCAAAGTTAGTTCTTATGACGAAATTATACTTGTCCACTCGTTCAATGCTGAATTACATTGGTCTAATATAAGATTTTTTGATAGTGAAATTATGGCTCACAATTTCATTGAGTATTTGATGCTACAATCTGAGATGGGAACAAAGTGAAAATTGGTAATGGGTTAGATGTAAATGTGGTAGATCAAATTCAAGTAAACGGGAAACAATATTTTCTAGTTGATCTTGGAACTTCTCGTTACATCAATGGTGTATTGACGAAATATTTAGTATGTCCGACTCAACAATTTGAAAAACAAGTAACAGATAAAGCTGAAATTGTATAATAGATATTATAAGTAAATTTTCATAGGAAATAATCGTGTTACACAATTTCAATAATGTGATGAAATGGGTTGGCAATAAAAGTGAAATCAAAGTCTGTTTAGATTGTTTCAAACTGTTCGCACCACAGACACAATGTTGCCCAGTTTGCGGCACAACTGATGGTGTTCCATTCAATACATTATCACACCACGACCAGGAATTTGTTCATAAAAATCAATAGGTTAGCGATGTATTGATTTTTTGTGTGTCTCATATATAATGAAATCATTGAAAACGGAGACACAAATGAACACCACAATGAATTTCAAAAATCTGCTGTCGAATTCTTGGAATACAAAGACTGTGGTCGAATTGCGTAAATTGCAATCGTTCAATATGTTCAATCTTCACAATACAATATGAATGGATATTGATTCAATGACACTGAGTTTCGATTCAATGCGTCCCGATTGGATTTGGGAATGAAATTTTACCAAGAAACTACCACTTGGAAAGATTCGACGCCGAATCATACATACATTCTTAGCGACGATAAGCGAACTTGTATTGGATACATTAGAGTTGGCACCAAAACGCCAAAAATGTTTTCCAAACCAATGCGATTTGATCCACGATACAGGACTTTCAAAATGATGAAAGAATATACTCAATATGTCGGTCGTGGTGATTATCAATCTGTAAAAGAATACAAAGTCAAAGGTTCCAAGGGCGATGAATACACTGTTACGATTTCAGAAGTGACAGGTAATACTTGCACCTGCGCTGGATTCACATTTCGCGGAAAATGTAAGCACATTGATAAAGTTCTGAATGGAGAAGTATAATGTTCAAACATTGTTATGAGACCAACGATGGTCGATATGCAGAATATCATTCATATCAAATTCCTTGTGTAGATGATGACGGAATGCCAGATGGTTGGGCGGAACAAATTGAGGTATATACATTTCCGAACATTTCAACAAATGAGTTCGTTACTCGAACATTTTATACTGATTTGAATGCTCAATTGTTTTTGAAGTTGAATGGATATGAGGAAATTGTGAAATGAATCATTTCCGAACAGTTCAAATATCGCAACGGGCTTTTGCACTTGGTGTTGCAGCAACATTGTATGATCAATGTTGTCTTGAAGAACAGAGAATTTTGCGTGAATATAATCGGGTAATGGAACGACTTGAAAAATGTCGTGAAGATAAATTTCGTTATGGTATGATGATTGGAATTGTAGAATGACTTTAGATATTTTGAATGAACTTACTGCCGATAATTCACGACTTGCTAAAGAAGCAATATTGAAACGTGAACAGAATAATGTTTTATTGATGCGGGTTCTCAAAGCTGCATATGATCCGTATATCAGTTATTGGTTGGTGAAAATTCCAGAGTATGAAACTGGGAAATTCAAATATTCATTGGATGCCGCCATCAACCGCATTGGTGATATGGCGAAACGAATTGTCACTGGAAATGCTGCAATTGAATATTTTACCGATACACTAGCAGGATGTAAATCTGATGATGCTGAAGTGATTGAACGGATTATTGAGCGTGATTTGAAATGCGGCATTGGTATTCCCACAATCAATAAAATATGGCCAGGGTTGATCAAAACTTTTGGTGTGATGTTGTGCCATAAAGATTTATCCGGCATCAAGTACCCAGCTATGTCGCAAGTGAAATACGATGGTGGTCGATGTGTATGTTATTTTGATGGAACTTCTGTCACTGCATATTCACGCAATGGTAAAATTGTTGAAACCTGTGGCGCACTCGACGAATCAGCTAGATTACTTATGAAAGAGGGTGAAGTATGGGACGGCGAAATTGTGTTCCGAACTCCAGGTACAAATAATTTCACAGATAGAAAAACATCAAATGGACATTTCAATCGCTGTGTCAGGGGAACAATTACACCAGATATTGCTAAAGATATTACCTTTATCGCTTGGGATGTTATTGATTATAGCTCAACCGTTCCATACAAAACACGATATCAAACCTATGTTGATCGTTGGGACAATTTGACTGAAGAACAGAAACATAAGTCCAAGATCTGGGTTGCCGAATCAACCATTGTGAAATCTGAAGATGAAGCAATGATTCATTATGACAAGTGTATCAAACATGGTCACGAAGGTACAGTAGTCAAAAATATGAATGCTGTGTGGCAACCAAAAAGAACAAAAGATTGTGGAAAATGTAAAGCGGAAGAAGATTGTGATCTTGTAGTTGTTGGTTGGGTGCTTGGCACTGGCAAATATTCTAATATGCTTGGTAATCTTGTCTGTGAAACGTCAGATGGGAAACTTCGAGTGAATGTCGGATCTGGGTTTTCCGATGAAGAACGCGCTCAGCCACCAGAATATTTCCTTGACAAAATTGTGACGGTTCGTTATAATCAATTAATCAAATCCAAAGATGAGGCGAAAGCATGGACATTGTTTCTTCCGAGGTTTGTATGTTTAAGAGATTTTGCTGATAAATCAATACCAAATAATTTTGAGGAATTAAAATAATGTCTCGTTATGAATCAAAAGATGTAATTTATGATCTTATTAAAATGAAGGATTCAATCAATCGTATTAGAAGTGACGCTATTAAAAAATATCAAATTGATATTTGTGATACTGATAAATTATCTTCACTTGATATTTATCAAATTATTACTGAATACGATTCTGATTATAATATCAATTTTGCAAGGAATGGTGAAGATGCATTATCAAACGGTGTTGCTATAGAACAAAAAACTGCTCGTCTTCCATCAAAATATACGAAAACTGGAAAAAAGAAAAAGAAAGAACAATTAGCATCATTTCAGTTTCACGCCGAAGGTGACATAAATTACAATAGATTTATTTTTGCTGCTAGAGACGCAAAATCTTTACGAATAAAACGATTATATGACATTTCATCAAAACAAGAAGTCAAAAAAGTTATCAATATACTCGTTAAAGAACGTGAATTATGGAGAAATAAATGTATTGCTGCAAAAAAAATTTTGAAAAGAGATATTATTACAGTGAATGAATCTGTATTTTTAAATAAATGCGATCCATTAAATATAAATGGATGTTTAGTATACAAATTGTGAAAAAAATATGAAACACATATATGAACTCGGTGATTGTTTTGAATTGATATTAAAAATACCAAATGATAGCATTGATATGTGTTTAACTGATCCACCATATTTTTTAGATTCCTTAGATGACAAATGGAATGATCAAAAAATTGAACAAAGAAAAAAAACAAATGCTAAAACAAAACCAGTGATTTCATCTCTTCCTAAAGGAATGAAATTTGATCCATCTCAGGGAATTAGATTTCAAGAATTTATGGGAAAAATATCTAAAGAAGTTTTTAGAGTGTTAAAACCTGGTGGATTTTTTATTTCATTCAGTCAAGCAAGATTGTATCATAGAATGACTGTTGCTGTTGAAGACGTCGGATTTGAAATTCGAGATATGATAGGATGGACATATAAAGGTCAACCAAAGGCATTTAGTCAAAATCACATTATTGATAAACAAAAAACATTATCTGATCGTGAAAAGGAATTATTGAAAATAGAATTGCATGGTTGGAAAACTCCTCAATTAAAACCTTGTATTGAACCAATGTGTTTAGCTCAAAAACCGACAGAAGGAAAATACATTGATAATTGGATGAAATATCAAATTGGATTGATGAATTCGTCTATTAAATTTGATGGAGAATTTCCAGGTAATATAATGTATGTTTCAAAACCGTCAAAATTAGAAAGGGGAAATGAAAATAATCATATATCAGTTAAACCAATTAAACTTATAACTCATTTAATAGAACTTTATACGTTACCTGGGGCAGTTATTTTAGATCCATTTTTAGGATCAGGAACTACTTTGATTGCAGCAGAAAAAACAAAAAGACAATGTATAGGATTTGAAATAAATGACAATTATTTTAAAATAATAGAATCTAGAATTTCTAATTTGAATTGTTTAGACACTTTTTGTGGAAAATAAAATGAAAGCACCTATTATGGAATTATGGTTTATGAAATGGGCCAAACGAATTGAATCGTAGATATACAAAATATCTTTGGAACAAATATCCGAAGATCTTCAAAGGAAGATTTCTTCCTATTACTCAAAATCTAATGAAATTTGGTTTTGAACATGGAGACGGATGGTTTCACATCATCAACAATCTTTGTTTTCAAATTCAACAACACATTGATTGGTCGCGCAGAAACCGCGCAATAACGATACAATTCAATCGTGCGCTTAAGCGATGGGTCGATAATGGCGATGATCGTGGATTGATTTGGTATTTTACTATTGGTGATGCTGTGAATACTCGACACATTGAACGAGTCAAGAAAACACCAAAATATCGTGAAGTGTCAGAAGTCTGTTATCAAGTAGTTGCAGTTCAAGTAAAAGAGAAATATGGAACACTTAGATTTTATACTAATGGCGGCGACGAGTTTACTGACGGTTTGATCAGGATGGCAGAAGCAATGTCATCTGAAACTTGCGAGGTGTGTGGTGATAAAGGAAAACTTAATCGTGATGGGTGGATATCGTGTCGTTGTCAAAAACACAGAAACGAATAATTCATTTTGAGGACTTTAGGGAAGAAATATCAAGACTAAATGCCGAATTGAAAATTAATAAAGAACTGAATAGAATCCTAATTGAGGAAATAGAAAAATATAGAATAGGCAATCGTCTATTGATTGACGAATTGCAACTGATAAAGGAACAATAATTTGAGATTTTACACTCACGTTAGTCGGTATGGCCGTAAAATACTTTATAGAGGCTATAACAATAGTTCTCCTGTATTGATGCGGGACGAGTTCAAACCTACACTTTATGTAAATTCAAAGCAGAAATCAGATTGGAAATCTTTGTATGGTGTTGATCTGTCACCAATAGTGTTTAGTGATATGAAGGATGCTACGGATTTTGTAAAGCAATATGATGATGTTGCTGGATTTGAAGTTCATGGTATGACAGATTATCAATATCAATACATCAATGAAAATTTCAATGGTGATATTGAATACGATATTGATAAAATGAAGATTGTGTTCTTGGATATTGAAGTTGTCGGTGACGAAGGCGGATTTCCCGATATTCAATCTGCATCCACACCCATCGTTCTGATTGCTGTAAATGATAAAGCATCAAACAAAACAGTAGTTTTCGGATTCAAATCTCATACTAAATCAAAGGGTAATTACGAATATCGGATATATAAAGACGAAGCAACAATGCTTCGAGCTTTTATTGAATATTGGCAACAGAATTGCCCAGACATTGTATCAGGGTGGAATTCGGATCAATTCGACTTTCCATATTTGATCAATCGTATCACTAGATTGTTAGATGAAGATTATGCTAAAAGATTGTCGCCATTTGGGATGATCAAAGAACGAATGATTGAGATTCGTGGTAAAGAAGTTCAGACATATGAGATTGTAGGTATCACACAACTTGATTATCTCGACGCCTATAAGAAATTTGGAACATACAGCGCTAAAGAATCCTATGCTTTAGGGTTTATTGCCAATTTGGAACTTGGTGAATCTAAACACGAAATAGTTGGCGCAAAATCATTCAATGATGGTTATCATTCCTACTACGATGAATTCGTCTTCTATAATGCACTGGATGCAGAGTTGGTCCATCGTATTGATGATAAAATGAAACTGCTTGATCTTATCATTTCAGTGTCATATCTTGTCAAATGTAATTTTAGAGATGTATTCGGCCCGGTGAAAACTTGGGATGTATTCATTTATAACCATCTTGCGAAAAAACAAATTGCAGTACCGCCAAAAACGAAAAAGCTCACTGGTGATCTTGAGGGTGCTTGGGTGAAGGATGTTATTCCCGGTATGTATGGATGGGGAATGTCATTTGATGCCGCAAGCCTTTATCCGACCATCATTAGACAATGGAATTTGTCGCCAGAAACTCTAGTGAAAGAACATCAGGAACAAATTCGAGTAAAAAATGTAGTTGATTGTTCCGGCTGTTTGTCACAGTATGCTATCGACAACAATTACACTATTGCTGCCAATGGTTCAATGTATCGTAAAGACAAAAAAGGCATTGTGCCAGAATTGATGGAATTCTTGATGGTTGGTAGAAAAACAGCAAAAAAGGAAATGTTGAAATTAGAACAAGAATACCAATCGACTAAAAACGAAACATTACGACCGAAAATATCAGCATTGAATAATCGTCAAATGGCATTGAAGATTCTTGCCAATGCTGGATTCGGAGCGCTCTCAAATGCCGGATTTAGATATTTTGATTTGCGTATTGGCGAAGCAATCACTCTCACTGGTCAAGCTTGTGATAAACATCTCGAAAAAGAAATAAATGATTATTTGAATGGTATATTGAAAACAGATAATATCGATTTTGTTACTGCTGGAGATACTGATTCCTTGCTTATCAATTTTCAGCCACTAGTCGATAAATTATGTCCAAATGAATCTATTGAAAAAACGACTAGATTTCTAGACAAAGTTGGATTGAAAATTCAACAAACAGTCATCAAAAAATCAATTGAACACATTTACAAATTGTGTAATTGTTTTGATTTTTTGATGGATTATAAACGAGAAGCAATTTATTCAAAGGCAATTTGGACTGCTCGTAAACGATATGCTCTAATGGTTCATAATTCTGAAGGTGTAGATTACAAACCATACAAACTAAAAATTATGGGTCTCGATATTATCAAATCTTCAACACCACAAACGATTAGAAAATTATTGAAAGAATCTTTAGTTGTCATTTTTGAACAAGGTGAGTTGCCATTACGCAAATATGTTGAAAATTGTAAATCAAAAATTATGAAAATGACGCCGGACGAACTGGCATTTCCTCGTGGTGTGTCGGAAATTGACAAATGGTTTGATGGTAAAACATACAAAAAAGGAACTCCAATCCATGTTCGCGGATCAATTCTATTCAATCTGCGAATCAAAGACACTAAACTTATCCAATTCGCAAATGAGATGTCATTGGATTCAATTCATAATGGCGACAAGGTGAAATTCATTTATTTGTTATTGCCAAATCCAATCAAAGAAGATGTCATAAGTTTTCCGTCAAATATTGAATTGCCTGAATGGTTTGGATTACACAAATATATTGATTATGATACAATGTTTGAAAAAACATTTATCGCCCCACTGAAAGGAATTACTGATGCGATTGGCTTCAAACTTGAGGAGGAGAGTTCATTGGAGGGATTTTTTGGATGAGAGATAAACTTATAGAAAACGCACTATATGAAATGGCGTTGAGTGCTG